CATAGGAAGTGGAATCGCCATTTGTCCCCAACACCAACAAATGGTTTCAATCAAACACCAAGTGCATATTTGAATGATATCGTTGCATTTAGAACAAATGGCGATTCCACTTCCTATGGTGTAGCCGATACTGGTTACAAATTGCAATACGACAATTATAACGACGAATATGTTTATATTCCTCTAAATGCAGATATTGCAGGATTGTGCGCTCGTACAGACACAACAAACGATCCTTGGTTCTCTCCAGCCGGATTAAACCGTGGTGGAATTAACAGAGTAATCAAACTTCCTTTCAATCCAAATCAAGCACAACGCGATGATTTGTATAAGATTGGAATGAATCCTGTAGTTTCATTCCCCGGAATTGGTCCTGTTCTTTACGGAGACAAGACTCTCTTAAGTAGACCATCTGCCTTTGACAGAATCAATGTTCGCAGATTGTTCATAATTCTTGAGAAATCAATTGCAACTGCCGCCAAGTTCCAACTCTTTGAATTCAACGATGAGTTTACAAGAGCACAATTTGTAAACTTGGTAACTCCATTCCTCAGAAATGTTCTTGGAAGAAGAGGTATCACCGATTTCCGTGTAGTTTGTGATGAAACAAACAATACAGCACAAGTAATCGACTCAAACAACTTTGTAGCAGATATCTATATCAAACCAAACAAATCAATCAACTTCATTCAACTCAACTTCATTGCTACACCAACTGGTTTGAGCTTTGAAGAAGTCGTTGGAGCCTAATCGAAGAGGGAGCAATAAATGGACATTAGCAAGTTTACATCTAAATTCGATGGCGGAGCAAGATCAAATCTGTTCCAATTCAGAGTCAGTAATTTACCAGCAGGCGTTCCTGCATTCAATGCAGATGATCAAATCATCCACGTTAAAAGCATTCAATTGCCAGAAACAACAGTTGGTGAAATTCCTGTAAATCACATGGGAAGAATTTACAAATTCCCAGGCGATAGAGTTTATAATGACGTATCACTTACTATCTTGAGTGATGGTACTGATATGCGCGTAAGACATTTCTTCGAAGCATGGAACCATGTTTGGAATCGTCATTTTGCAAACGTAGGATTGTTGCCAAATGATGCAAACTTGAACGCTGTAGTTGAATTAATTCAATTGGATCGCAATCACAGTCCAATCAGAACATATAAACTGCAAAAAGCATGGTGCAGTGATGTCTCTGCCGTAGATTTGTCACACGACAACAATGACGCTTTAGTTGAATTTACAGTAACATTGAAGTACCACTTCTTCGAAGTAGACGGTAAGAACGGTCTTCACTTAAGACGTTAACCTACCTATATACTCGTGAAGGAGTTTTATAATGGCATTTGATATATTCGGTTTTACTTTTGGTAGAACTAAAGAGCAACAACAATCTGTTCCCTCAGTAATTCCCCCGGCTATGGACGATGGCGCATCCTTCGTCCAAGCCGGTGGTTTTCAAGGTTGGTATGTAGATCTTGATGGTACTGTCAAGTCTGATGTAGATTTGGTTAAAAAGTATCGTGAAATGAGTCTCCATGCTGAAGTTGAAATGGGCATAGAAGATATTGTGAATGAAGTAATAACAGAAGATGCTTCCGGTACATTTATTAAATTAAATATAGACAAAGTAGATTCTAGTATTATTCCAGAAGAAGTTAAAAAAGTTTTATATGACGAATTTAAACACATTTTATTCTTATTGGATTTCAATAGAAAGTGTTATGAGATTGTTCGTCGCTGGTATATTGATGGTAGGTTATATTACCACATTATTCTGGAAGATGATCCACGACAAGGAATAAAAGAAGTACGACAAGTAGATCCTCTTAGAATTAAAAAAGTAAGAGAAATAAAGAAAAAACAAAAAGTAAATGGTGTTGATGTTATTGATGGTGTAGAAGAATATTATTTGTACACCGTTCAAGAAAGATTTAACATGTATGATACCACTCAAGGTATCAAGTTATCTCCCGACTCCATTAATTACTGCCACTCAGGTTTATTTGATTACGGCACAAAAAGAGTAGTAAGTTATCTTCATAAAGCAATTAAACCATTGAACCAATTAAGAATGGTCGAAGATGCTACCGTAATTTATCGTTGGTCAAGAGCACCAGAGCGTAGAATATTCTATATCGACGTTGGTTCTTTGCCAAAAAATAAAGCAGAGCAGTATCTAAGAGACATCATGTTGCGTTATCGCAATAAGATTACATACGATGCCGGTACTGGTGAAATCCGCGACGACAGAAAACACTTGAGTATGTTGGAAGATTATTGGCTCCCCCGTCGTGAAGGTGGTAAGGGAACAGAAATTCAAACACTATCCGGTGGTCAAAATCTAGGTGAAATGGAAGATGTAAAATACTTCCAAAAGAAACTGTTTAGAAGTTTGAATATTCCTATGTCTCGTTTAGAAGCAGACAATGGATTTAACATGGGTAGAGCGGCGGATATTAGCAGAGATGAATTGAAGTTTGCTAAATTCATTTCTCGCCTTCGCTCTCGGTTTTCAGAGTTGTTCTTAAACTTTATGAGAACTCAATTGATTGCAAAAGGAATAGTAGATATTGACGAATGGAATAAGATTTGTCAATACATTCGTTTTGAATTTTCAACGGATTCAATGTTCTTAGAATCTAAGCAATCTGAAGTGCTAAAAGACAGAATGGCAATTTTGAGAGAAGTTTCCGATTATTCTGGTAAGTATTTCTCGGAAGAATGGATTAGAAAGAATATTCTTCATCAAACAGACGAAGACATTCAATTGATTGATTCTCAAATTGAACAAGAAAAAATGATACAAGAACAAAAGCAAATGGAAGAACAAATGCGCGCCGAGCAATTGGCAGCACAAACTATGGGTGTTCCTGGCGGTGCGCCTGGAGCAGGAGCATCTGCACCAAGTCAACCAACAGCAGTTGCACCACAGCAATCAACGGGAGTAGATTACGATGCCAGCAGCCTTTTATGAATTTAATATAGAACAAGGTTCTGATTTTATAACATCAGTAAAGGCGATGAAACCCGGCGGTGGTATTTTTCGCTTTATTCCAAAAGCAAATCAAACTGTTTGGACTGGTACAACTTTAAACATTGATGTGCCTGAAGAAATTAAGTTGTTTAAATCAACAGAATCTGCTGCATTCGGTTGGATGAAAGGTACATCATCTAGTACATTTTTGACGGTAAGAAGTAAAGTAAAAGATAATAGAGGTGTTTTACAAATACAAGGAACTAGAGTCTATACATTTAATGGTTCTACCAAAACAATAACAACCACTACTTTTACTTCGATACCCGCATCTAAAGAACTAATAGAATTTACATTAGTTCCAGACAATACCGAATATAATTTAACTATGAGAATGCCTGCTGGCACAACCTGTGGAACAAATGGTAACGCACCAACAGGAACAACATGTTACAGTGGAAAATATCTTTATGATATTGAACTGGAATATAAAATTGGAGATGAGGGAGAAACACCAACCTCATTTGTTATTCGTTTATTGCAAGGAAGAATGACATTTAATCCTAACGTAACCACGTAAAATGGCAACTAATTTTAAGATATACGTCAGTAATTTTCCACAAAAGACCGCCTATAGAAGAGGCGCAACTATAGACGTATACCAAATAAATAAAATCATTTACACCCAAGCACAAGAAATAGATAATTTAAACTTAGCAGGTGAATTGTATGAAGATGCTATAGGAATTAAAGGAGATTCTTGTACTAGTGGTTTAATTGGTTGCGATGAAGCATTCGTAGCACCAAATCCAAATGAATGTAGTGGTGGAGAAAGAGGACCAGCAGGACCAGCAGGTCCACAAGGACCTGCCGGCCCAACAGGACCCCAAGGACCTGCTGGTGGTGGTGCTAGAATATTTTGCGGTTATCTTCAAGGACCACCAGCACCACCGGCTGGAGAAATTTCAATTGAATGTTTAAAAAGCGCAACTGGTTATGTTGTAAATAAAAATGGTGCAGCACTTGGTGGTACAAATCCATTTAGTCCCGGTTCTGGATCTAATTTAAATAATTTTCAACATAACTTTGGTACTACTGGTGGAACTCAGTATGTCATAGGGACTAATGGTAGTCCAGTACAAGGAAATAATTGTAG